AGTTATACCGCCAACAAACTTACCCATTATAAACTCCTCGTATATATCTTATACATATGTCCATCATTCCCTAATAAATCTTTAGTGTATTCAAACCCTAGTGTTTCTCCAAACCTCCCTAACTTATCATTATCTACTAAGCCATATAAAGGAGCATTAAGTAGTGATTGAAGCTGGTTTAAATCTTGAATATAATGTTTCTTTGTTTCTGCTGACCACTTAAACACATCGGTATGAAGCCAATATAAGTTACTAAACAACTCCAAGTACATTATATATTCTTGTCTATTTACTACTGGAAACTTGTACATCAGGTCTTCATAATGTAGCAAAGAGCATAGTACGGTGGCAGGTTAGCGTTAGTACCTGAAGAACCTGTAGATGCGTTAGTTGTTGCTACTGTAATTCCAGTTGTTTGTGAACCTGAGTTGTATGATCCATCTGCAGTTGATACATCTTGCCGTTTTGCAGGATATGTGGACGGAGCTGCAAAGTTACCATCCGCAGTGCCAATCGTATGGGCGTGACCTGAATCAGTTACCGTTGATGTGGCTGTGTGGGTGTGTGATACAACAATAGCGTTGGCAGAACCTCCAGTAGCGGCTACGGCATAGCTTGAACCAGCCCCTATAACAAATTTATCTCGTAGGTCAGGGGTACTGTTAGAACCGTTACAAAGCACCCACCCAGACGGGATAGATCCTACTGAACCAGACCAGAGCATAATAATGCCTGTTGGTATCGCAGCAGCAGTTATAGCAGCAGCTACAAAAGCTGTGGTGGCTATCTGAGTTGTGTTAGTGCCTGCAGAGGCTGTAGGACCTGCTGGAACTCCTGTAAAAGTAGGACTATTTAAATCAGCTTTAGATGAGATGGCAGAGGCTATAGCCGTTAACTCGACATCGATCTCAGTACCTTTAATAATCTTACCTGAGTTGCCACTAGGAAGCGCATCCTTGGCAGTAAAGTTTGTAGCCTTGATATAATTACTCATACTGTTTTTCCTTGTTTAATATATATGTCAATCCGTTGAATGGACAAAGGATTACCATTGATCTCAGCCTCTAAACCTACCTGCATAATTGGTCCCCTACCGCCCACATGGGACTTAAACTTGTCCAGTACAATTCCGTCAGAGTACTCAGCAATATTATATTCACCTATATTATACTCGTAAGCAACCGTCGTGTTAAGTCTTTTCGTAACCGCAGAGTAATTTTCGTTATAATCAAAGCCCCACTTAATGGCTATCTCTTGGTTAGAACCACCAATGAGAACCATTCCTATTTGCTTTAGAATCTTTTCCTTGGTAGGACTATCAAAGTCAAAGTAGTTAGTAAAGTACTTAAAGCGGTAGGTAGTCGCATTGTCCAAATGTCCAAAGTACTTGCCTACATATCCAGCCTTACCTATTAGTAAGTCCTTAGCCGCAGTGACACAGAACGATTTAGGCTCTATGTTGGTCCAGATAGTAGCCCTAGCTGACCCATCCTGCAAAGGTGCTCTCATGTCAAAGCAGTACACCCACTTAGTGGTAGGCAGAGCCAACAAGTAGAAAGCATCCCTGTCATAATAGATAGACTTGATCTGGATGGCTGTCTCAGAGTTAACATTATCAATCAGGTCATCTCGTACATTCTTGGAGATATCCCGCATAGGCAAGGACTTCTCTTGGATAACCCGCTGAAGGCTACGAACCCCAGAGTCAGACAAGAAGATAATATCTGTACCAGTATTCTGGATAGAGTCTCTAGCGATACAGCCCACGTTAGGGATGAAGTCTGCTAGGTATAGCTGGGTAACATCGACAGGACTACCATAGATAGCTATGTTGTTTCTACCAAAGATAATCAAGAATCCGTTATGAGCAGCTAAGCCTATGATCTGGTCATTGTTGGGAAACACAGCATTGATTGACAAGGAGCCTGAGTCACCGCCAGAGAAATTTGATCCGTCCAGTAATCTACTGAAGTATACAGTCTGTCTATCGCCTACAATGTCTGCCATCCAAATCCTACCATAGGCAGCTAAGGCGCAGTTAGGTTTGAAGTCTGAAGTAGTATATCCTGTTGGTAGTGTGCCAGCATCGCCTAGCTGTACAAACCCAAAAGTACCGCTATTGTGGGCATGAGGGCTTCCACCAGAAGTAGGTAGCTCATGATAGATCAGAGCAGGGTGAGCGGCCTGTACTAGATAGGCGTGTACCTTAGCATCAGGACCATCACCAAAGGGCAGAGCAGCAGCTTGCCAGTGGTTACCAGTAATAGTATAAGACACGTTACCGCTGTTGTCAGCAGTTCTGATTGTTTTAGCAGTGAGTGTGGTAGTACCAGTAAATAGTTTATTGTTACCAGCACTGATCAGTGTAGTAGAGCCAGCATCAACAACTTCAAACATGAACTCTACATTGTTAGAACCCAAGTCTGCGTTAACAGCATTAACAGGAGTCCAGCCTCTACGAGCACCAATCCTACCATACCTGTCGATAATGCAGTTATAAGCCTCTAGTGCAAAACCACTAGACAAAGAGATACTAGATTCTTGTAGGTTTAGCCCAAAGAACCCCGGCGCTGCTATCGAAGCTGCTTGTTGTTGTTGTGCCATTAGGCTGCATTCCAGTTAAGTTCGTCAGGATAACGATTGCCTTCTGTCGAGATATGGTCTGCCAGAGAAGTCTGGTATAGTGAATAAGCCTCTGAGCTAGACATACCACCGTCTTCTCCACGCTCTGCAAGAGCCTTAGCGTAGGCCAAGAAGATAACAGGCTCAGCAGGAACTAAGATCTCATCCGCATCAAACTGTAACGGGTCTTGAGGCTGAATGATGTTAAAGCGAATAACATACACACCATTTGGAATAGGATACAAGTCTACCTGAGTATCTCCAGCAGAGTCTACGCCGTTAAAGTTATAGTACAAAGGAGGGCCTACCTGAGTAGACTGGTTTAAGAATAAGTCATCCATCTCAGTGCTAGACTTATAGGTTAAGAACCAGTCACTGGTGTCATTAATAATACTTAGTACCCTGAACCGTGTACCAGAACCTACTAGCACACCGTTAAAGAGGTTAGCGACAGTGTTCATGGTAAGAGTGTTAGTCAGAGCATTCCAGTTATAAGCATCTTCTACCTGTCTCTGGGCATCTTGGATGTACTTACCAATAAGCTTTGAGTAGGCAGTGTCAGTAACTGATGTAACCTCTGGCTCACGCAAGCGGATCAGTACATCGTTAACAAGTTGTAAGTAAGTTTTCCTAGCCATTTAGCAATCCCATTTCCTTAGTGCTAACGCCTTGCGAGTAGGTCTGCCTTTGGAGTCCTTCATAGGGCCAGGAACACCACTCATACGAGCACAGAAAGACTTCCTACGAGCAGCCTTCTTAGGAGACTTAGCAGCCTCTTTAGAGGACACTGGAGGCTTTAGGTTAGCGCCTTCCTTGTTCTTGAAGTATGCTCTACCTTTGGCGTTTAAGCCACCTTCTGGGTTCTGATATACCTTCTTTACCATTATTTCTTCGCAGTCTTCTTAGCTTGTTTAAATGCCTTAGCAGTGGGTGCGCCTTTAGAGCCGACCTTACGCATCTTCTCTCCAGATCCCTCTGCTATCCGCTTACGCTTTGCATTGATATTGGCATAGAGTCCGGGCTTAGTAACCACGAGAAGAGCCTTTCTTAGCTTTCTTCTTAGACATACCAGCCATCGATAAACCAACAGCTACTGCCTGCTTCTGTGGCATTCCTTCTTTACGGAGTTTGCTGATCTTAGCCGAAGCTGCTGCTTGTTTGCCCTTCTTAGTGTAAGGGTACTTCTTTCCGTCTACCATTGGCATACTATTCTCCTTTAGAATTGGAATTGAACTGTTGTCTCAGGCATGAACTCTACAGTCGCTATGTAAGTTACTGTATTGGTAGTAGAGTTTTGCACACGAATCTCATCACCAGCTTGTAAGATTACCTCTGCTTGTCCATCTAATCTAATAAACTCACCAGCACCTAAGTTCTTACCACCAACAATAAAGTACTCAGTGTTGGTAGATATATCATACCAGTAGACCTTTGGAGTATCGTTACCAGTAAGACTAATAATGTACATCAACTTCCAGAAACCAGTATTCTTAGTTGGTACCGTAAGAATAGTGTCCTTAGTAGTAGTGGCCTTAGTTGTAACAGCGGAGACTTTTCTGCTCATATTAACCTACTTTAAGAACTAAACTGAGTAACAGAATTACGATGAAACCCGTAGTTCCAAGCAAGATCTGTTCTAGTCTTTTTAGTCTAG